AAGTCCCATAGGATTATGTTTCTGTATTTACCAGGCGACTGCGGACAGTAGCAGTGAGGTTAAGACCTCTGATATCCACCACACCTGATGTAGTTTTAAATTCTAGTTGTAGATATTGACCTTCGCATTTGAATCGGTCCCTGTCTGAATGAGCTTGTTTACGATCCACTGCAAAGCCTTTTGATCCGCACACGAAATTGTCGCCTGCACTGATCGAGTAGTCGTCCCTTCCCTGATCGAAAAAGTTATCGGAAGAGTTGTTGGCAGAGTAATCTGATTTAATTGCGGCTTCGTATGTAGTTTTTGAAAAGGACTCATCTGAGATATCAACTGATTCGTTAACCCCATCAGCCCAACCTGTGATTGTGTATGCTCCTGCGTAGGTCTCCACAAAGGCTGACAGGGCTCTGAAGCGTTTTTTATCAGGCAGACCACAGGTATACCCTCTGGTGAGCAATCGACCCTCTATGACGCTATGGGAGGTCTTATTGTCGTTTCCGATGGTTTGGTCATCGATGCCACCAAATTGCTCGTCATCATAGAGCAAGATCTGCCCATCGTTGGTCAGGACAAAAAGGCGTTTAGCCCCTTTGTAGTTAACGAAAAAGAAGTCCTTGATGCCTATGCCGCTGATAAAGTCCGTCCCGCTCCAGGCTTTAGTCAGGAAGTCGTAAACGAGGATAGCATTGTTGCCAGGTGCGGTTGCATTGATTCCCCGAAGTGGAACAGCAAGGTAGTATCGGTTATTGCTGTAGGCCCCGACCGCATCTTTGGCCTTTGTCCAATCGATACGATTAATAATTGGCTGGATAGGCTGGGAGAGTGGTAGGTCTACCGATTGGGTTTCGCCTGCTACCGATTGCCGCAGGGAAACCACACCTCGTTGATCGGATAAAAAGATGACATCGCTGCCTGCTGCTACAATCGATCTCTCAGCGGCACATCCATATTGATCGGTGAGCTGATCCAATTGTGCATCCGCCAAATCCCCATAGACGTTGCGGACTGCGTAGACACTAGCCTCCTTGAATACTAGGAGCGTGTTTGGGTCAAATTTGAACACAGAGACCAGTTTATCGCTCGACCCTGTGTTGACCCTAAATGCAGAGCGAACAGGCTGGTATCGGGTGTAGTTGAGATAGTCAGAGACTGCTACTTCGTCTCTGCCAAATGGGACGATGAGACGGTTGCCGAAAAACAAGCCCGTTGATGCATTTGGGATACGCTCAGTTCCATCGCCTTCATTTTCATCCGCCTCTGGAGTATCGGTCTGCTCAATCGATCTCCAACCCTTGAGAATGTTTTCGGTCAGGACTAGTGGGGCAAGGTTCGGACCCCTGAACATGATCAGGTTGTTGAAACATTGAACGAATCGAACCCTGGCTTGATCGGTGATAGTGGGGTAGCCAGCATCACCATAGTAATAGTAAATCGGCTCACCTTCTGAATCTAGTCCACCGTAGAAACCTATCTCCTCACTAAAGGAGTCAGGCGAGGTATGGAACACGCCCTGGTCAGTCGCAACAATCAGGTGCTCAATTCCATTGGGCGTTTCAAAATTGGAAGCCCCATAAATTGTGCCAGGGTATTTGAGATAAAGAGTCCCTTTCTCGTCCCAATGGCTATTCACCGTAATGAGTCCAGTGTTGGAATCATATGCCGATATTGGATATCCGTTAAGTGTCTGCTGATTAGCCTGAAAATAAGGCCCAGCAGGTTCCAGGTTGTTGGTATTGGTTTTGAGATTGTTGGACAGAGGCCCAACATTGGCGGATGGAGTAATCCCTACAGCGGCATCACTCGTCAGCAGAAGTTGCCTGTATCCATCAGAGATTTGAAATCCAGAATAGCGGACCAAATCGCCATCTTCATAGGTTGTGGTGTGGTCCCAGTAGGCAGCCTGCTTATTGGCCCAGGGCATCAGCACTGTGCCTTTGCGAGGTGTAGCAACCCCAGAGACGAATCGACGATTCTGTGCATCGCTCACAAACCCTGGCTTCATCAAGCCTGGGTCTGAGTTCGCATCGACTCCAACAAAAAACTGTTCCTGATCTGCTACGTTCATCGCCGCTCCAACTCATACTCCAGTCTAGAGGTCTCCTGTAGTGCTGCTCTCACCCAATCGGGTGCTGCCTCCGCTGCCACTGGGAAGTCTGGTCTCGCCATCAGCCTTTTGGTTCCTTCTGTTTTTGTTCTGCACCCGCTGGTCAAAGCGATTGATAGCAGAATCAATATCAGTGAGTTTAGCTTCATAGATTTTGCGAGCTTCAGACTCCCTATAAAAATCAACAGCCTTCCCTAGGATACGTGCGATCCCAGGAAAGGCTTTGAGAATACCTAGGATAATCTGGATCAATTCCCAGTATCGTTTTTGATCCCACTGCGGACGAACATTGCCAGCAGTGCGGTGATCGCTAGTTGAATGGCTTCCGCCATCTCCAGCGAACCTTGCATAAAGCCTGCTGCGGCTCCCAGGATCGCTCCGATACCAGTCACGTATGTTTTTTTACCGTTCATCATTTCGTTTAAATAAATTCGCAGTGCGTTTGAGGATGTAAATAAGGCTGGCGAGGGAAACTAGGATCTTGAGGAACAGGTCGATGTTAACCATCCAGTTCCCAATCCCAGCAGTGCTCGCAAGAAAAACCTTAAAATCATCCAGTCTATCCATTTTCAACAACTTCGGCATCCTGAATCCCTTCAGGCCCTACTTCCTTCTCTACCAACTCCCTTAGTTTCTGGAGAGAAGCTGTTACAGTGTCGTGATCTTTACGGGTCAGTGGAGCTTGTCCGCTGACATTGACAAGGATATTGAACGCTTGTGCGTATGTTAGTTCCATAGTTGATGTTTGATTGTTATTATCGTGTTTATGTGAATTCTACATAACGCACACTAGCCGATGCGGTGCATGCGCCAACGTAGTTTTCAATGGTGATCGTTGCCCCAGCACCTACGGCTTCGTCGTAGGTTGATGCGCCAGGAGTTGTCCCACTGAAATTGACTTGAATAGTAGCTCCGCTCACGTTGGTGATTTTGAGCTTTTTGCGATCCACATTAGCAGCAAGCGATGCACTTGCAGTTGTGGTTGTAATATTTGAAGGAGTCTCTCTGACGTTCATGTTAGTATGTTTTAAATCTAGGTGTGAAGGCGTCTCCGCTTTGGTTTTTTGCTCGCATCATTTCGGCCTCTAAAGCCCTGTCCTTAGCCCGCATCTGGATGCCAGCAAACTCTAGCTTCTCATCGATGAGCAAGATGTCCGCCGCTATGGAATGCTCCAGATACGGACCAAAAATGTAAGGGACATTCACCTTCGCCCAATTGGCGTTGACTGATGATGGAGCACTGTTGGTGTTGGGGCTGAGTGCATCGTAGAAGTCGCCACCAGTCTGACCAGATGATGTGTAATACACCTGATCGCCTACTGAATAGGTAACCGATGACGACCACTTCTCAGCTTTTATAATTGGCGCACGCTGACGAAACTCTACCCAGTAGGAGTTATTGATTCGGTTAGTGATGATGATCTCATCGTCCTTTTGGCGGAAGTCAACATCCAGCCTGTTGACCTTAGCCCTGGGATCACCGTCAGTGACCCGATAAACCTGGCCGATGTCTGTCTTGCCAGTTTGGACGAATGCGATGCTAGGCGTAAAATCTGTAACTACAGTCCAATCTGAACTAGTGCCTGGAGTGCCAGTTGTTGAACTACCAGAGGTGTTTCGATAGTAGGCATCAGTGCCAGAGTGATAAACCTCTGCATTGGATGCATACGATCCGCTAGACCAGGTATCCCTGAAGTATCGTTCCTCAACCATCATCAGGCTGGGCCAAAACTCAGTCTCCCATATCGTTCGCAGGTTGCGATTGAAGGAGCCGATGAAAATGGGCAACTCATCGTTACTGATTTTGTTATACAATCGACCTGTTAATTCGACTGCACCCTGGATCACTTTGCTGGCAGTAATAGAACGCATCAGTTTCCGTAGCCCACTTGCAATTTAGTGCCTTTGCTGTTCACCTTGACTTCAGGATGCCGCTTAATAACCCAGTTCAAATAGTCCTTATCTTTAACGGACTCGTTTTTGAAAATCTTATTGGCTAAATAGCCACCTAAATCGATGGATGCGACATGCTGACCGATACCATCGATTGCTCTTCGCTCACGCTGGTTATCTTTTGCAACACGCTTCTGGTTTTTAGTCGCTCGCCACATCTCCATTTTATGCCCCGTCTGGATTTCTTTAATAATATCGTTGCGGAGATTGGATGGAAGAGCTTCCCAGCAGGTCATCATGTCGTCATTCATAATAGGGTAGGGGAGGGACCGTAGCCCCTCCCCCCTTGTCGGGTTTCTTAGGAGGTGTGCTTAAACGCACCGAATGCGAGAGGATTCAGGACAGAGAGTCCAGCCACTGCATTAATTTCATAACGATCACCAGATCCCAGGTCAGGCAGGGATCGGACCGAAGGCAGTTGGTGGAACCGAAGCTCCAACATATCCATATCGAGGATGTAACCTGTAGCCCTAGAGGTATCTGCGTCGTATGCGCTGGCTTTTGATCCAGTGGTTCCATTGGTCCAATCGTTTTTGGCCAGGAACAGAGAGGGAACCAAAGTTAGCGTTCCGAAATCGCCTTCAAACACATCAACAGTTGAGATGATCTTCTTATCAGATGCATCCTGGTTGAGTGTGCGAATGCGAGTTGCAGCAATGTTGCTAGAATCGGTAGTGGTGCTTTCAGTGAAGTTGCGGAATTGCTTCTTCAAGTTTACACCGCAAAGCAAGACCAATTCTTTTGCAACGCCAGTCTCTTCGTAGATGCTCTGAAGAACATCTTGCACGTTGGCTTCAGTCAGGTTGGCAACAGCTTCAACTTCTGCCGCAGTTACAATGCTGCTTGCTGGAGTGCGGAATGCGGCTGGAATATTAGCACTGCTGCTATCGATGTATTTACCCAGGGTTCGGGTCTTCAGCGGACTCGTTGAGCTTTCACCAGAGTAAAAGTTTCCACTAGTCGCTTCAGGCACATCGTCAGCGCAAAGGCGGACTTCCATATCACGCTTGATCGCTTCCAGTTGCTTGCGGATCGAGGTAGCCCGTAGATCAGGAACACCAGCCAGGTTGCTGGCAGATTCAGCCAGGCGACCAATCAATGCGGCCCTGCGGAACCACTGCACGTTGTTCTGAATGATGGAGTAATCATCGAGGGTTTTCTCGAATTTGCTCTCAGCATCGAGTTCGGCAGAATATGCATCAGCAGTTGCGTTGTCCTTTGGAGCAAGTTGCTTGTCGACAGGATATTCGTAGGTTGTGTTAATGACCCCTTCAGATTTTGGGATCATCGACATGAGTGGGGTTTGTTTGGCATCGATGGCAAATACTGCATCAGCTAAATCACGTTGCGAACCACCCTTGCCACTTGAAAAGGGACCAAACTCGTTTTCTGTAGAAAATAAACCAGCCATAATATTAATCTTTCTAAATTATCGACGAGTCAAACCAGCGAGGAGTAGTCTATCTAGATCCTTCGCGTTACCCGTTTTCATGACTCGTTTTGCTGCTGCTGATATTTCATCGTCCGAAGAAGCCTTTGCAGTGGGAGCCGCATTATTACGCACAGGGGCTTTCGGTGCTTTCCGCTGGCGGTTTTGCTGGACAAGCTCGCTTGCCTTTGTTTCCGCCATTAAGCCTGTTACGTATCGTGCGATCTCAAGCGATCCTGATGGCACATTAGCCAGCGCAGGGGACGCTTTCATCACTGCTTTATAGTACTCCATTTGCTCACTATCAGGATCGTTCATCCAGGGGTATTTTTGTTTTGCCACCTGGTCAAACTGAGCCTTGTGTTGCAATTCAGTTCGGCGTTTTGGGATTTCAAATGAGAGGTTATCTCTGCTATCGTCTATGATTTCATCCAGGAATGATCTCACTAGCGATTCGTCGCTATCTGGATCCATTTCTTTCCCAGCATTTTTAATATTATCAAGGACCTCATCTAGTTGTCCCTGTGCAATCAACCTCTTTTGCTCCCTAGCAAATTTAATCTTTTCCTTCTCCAGATTTTCCATTTCGATCAGATCCTTTTCTGATCGAGCGGTGATCTGCGAAGGTGCGGCAGCAGGGGCAGATTTCATCTGCTCCTTCATCTGCTCGATCTCTGCTAGAGCCTCGTCCCTCTCCGCCTCTACTGTTCGGAGTTGCTTCGTAAATCGTTTGATTCGTTTCTGATACCATCCTGGCTCTTCTGAACCATCCGATTCATCGGACTCATTATCATCAGCCTCATAACGATCCTCCACCGATTCATCCACTGACTCGTCGTTTAACGCTTCAGCATCGGTTTCAGCAACCTCCTCTTGAGGTTGGTCGTCGGGCCTTATTATTGATCCAATCAAATCTGTTAACTGGACCTCCGAATTTTGGTCGGTGTTCGTAACCGTTTCGGTTTCACTCATGCGTTTTTATGCCTAGCAAGTTCGGCGCATCGCTCATGCGAAGTGATCTGACTTTGGGGAATGTAGAGATGGTATCCAACCTGTCTGGTTAGAGTTTTTTGCTATTCATGCAATTTTGTTAATTTGCACAAAAAAGCCCCTTCGATTGAAGGGGCGAATGTTACTGGCGATAGTGGTTGAGTTGCTCTGCGAACTGATATATCGCCGCTGCCCATCCACAGTCGTATGCTCGCTCAGAATCGGTTTTCCCTGGCGTTATAGCTGTAGCCAATGCTGCCTCGACTGCATTCTCAAGCACCTGAGTAATTGCCTTGTCAGCAGGGGAGCCTTTGATCTGAGCAAAGGCATCGATGATCTGTTCCTCGTTTAAACTATCCATTGAGTGGTTTTACTCCTGTCTTACCGATCATAGCGTTCTGTTCTTGCTGGACCAGGAACTGTAAGTTCTGAAGGTAGCCCTGCATGAGTTGAACAAATCGCTCATCAGCATTGTTCTGTAGGGCCTCCTGGTATTTTGGATTGCCCTGGATGATCTGTTGAGCAAATTGCAGTTTAGTTCCTGCGGCTGGATCGTTTTGCTTAGGTGGAACTTCGTTGCCCTGTGCCATTGCAATGATATCACCCATTACCTCCTGGTAGATTTTCTGTGACACACCGATCTTTGGCATAACCACAACATCTGCAAGGGATGGACTGATTGCCTTCGCAATCTCAGTCACAAGGGCTCCTCTATCAATAACCCCTGCGGTATCGTTAGGCAGTGCCAGGGTAGTTAGGGCCTGCATTTTCTCCATTAGGTAGTCGCTATCCAGCTCCCTAGAATCAAAGACAATCCTGAAGTCAAAGTTGCCCTGGATCTCTTTGGCACTTCGAGGCATGTTGAGGCTCTTACCTGCGATTCGAGCCATATCCTCATCGGTTAGAAAGACCTGCATCAATTGGAACATTTTGGTAAATGCCTTTGACCAGGTTGCCATATAGTTGTCCACCGTAGACTGCCTGCGGATTGCTACCACTGTTGGGTCCATACCAGGCCCCATTCGGCCCAGATATTCATTACATTGCCGCTCGACGTAGTTAATGATCTCCAGGGACTCAGTGATGCTGGATCGAGGGGGCTCCAATGTGCGAATCTCTCCAGCTCGCATTTCTGCAATGGTAGATCCAGGGCGGAACTCATAGTTTCCGCCAGTTCTGGCAGCGTGAACGATGGGAGGATTTACGTAGAGAGAGGCCCGATCAGCCAGCATGTCTCGCTGGGTTTTTATCTCGTCTTGCCAGGTAGCGCAAATTTCAGATAGACCCCTGGTCTCAACCAGTTTCTGGACAGAGTTTTCTCGACGGTAGGCAACGAATGGATACTTGCCTGACAAGTAATCGAGGGTCTCTTGTTTGCCCGCAAGATCGGTAATCTCTGGATGGAATACAGTGCATTCGATCTCAGGCATACCATCCTCATCGAGGCATCGTTCATAGCAATAGATGACTTCATACATCCCATCCTGAAACCCAGGTTCTAGGATGTAGTTGGCGAATGAATTCTGATAGAGGTGGGAAACATTGTCTTTTGTCTTTAAAACCTTCTCAATCCAGGCTTCGTCAAAATCGTAGGACCGAAGTTCCACCTCGCTCATGTAATAACGCCTGAAAATATATCGTGCGTGATCCAGGTGAATTGTCTCAGGTGGCAGGAATACATCGGTGTAGAGACGGCATGCGCTGATATCAGGCTGATTGACCGTAGTCTCGATGATCGGAATCATCACCACCTCACCCTTGCGGAGCTTCTTGATCCCTTTCCTGGCATCCCTTGTAGTTACATTCAGGATCATTTTGATTGCCTCGATAGCTTCATTCTCTGATAGCTCATCTGCAATCAACTCAGGCAGTCGTGAGGCGATAGACTCTGGATCTGCTGCCAGAGCCATTTGCTGCAACATAGGCAGGCTAACTGGGATTTTCTTTTTTGTATCCTCAGTCTTCCAGCCTATCTGGAGAAATGAGATCCCATCCTGCTGACCGTAATCAGCCAGGAGGCTTGCTGCCTCATGCAGTTCCTGCTGAAGCAGGTTTTCACGATAGTATCGAAGTAGTGTGGTCAGGAGTTGAGCGGATTCAGCATCGTTCGCTTCAGTTGCTCCTGCTCTTAAAGTGCCTCGACGAAATGCAGTGACAAGAAGGTCTTTCATTTCCCCCACAAGGTTGTCAACCAGACGGACCCTGGTATCGGAACAACCATCCCAGGGGAAGACCTTTTCTTTGTCGTAATATTTCTGCTCTTTGCGACCAGAGTGCGACTGACCTCGCCACCTGGCGAGTCGAACATTATCAGTGCGAGTCTGGTAATGATGAATTGTGCTAGTGCCTCCTGCCCTTTTAAACTCTTCAGACAGGGTGACTAACTGCTTTTTGATTTCGCTCATATAAATTTTCCATATACTCAACCACCTGTTGATGGATGAGTTTGCGTTTCCTTTTGACAGGAACCACAGCGGTGAAAATGCCTTGCTCGATTAAGTAGGTGATTTCGTAGGTGGTTAAACCTGTTAAGGCTCTGCATTCCTTAAATCCTATTAATTTGGGGAATTTCATATCGTTTCCTTCATTTAATAACTGCCTCCCCCGCTTGTCCCTAGCATGCCTTTGGGAGTAAAAAGGTTTTCTTCTTGAACAAGGTATCGAATGCAATCGATCACATCTTTTGTTGCGCCCTTTTCTCCGCCTGCACCCGTCCATTCTTTCAGCGCAAATATTGTGTTTCTGCATTCCTTGCTAACAAACAGTCTGGGTTTGTTCTCATCGTCTATAGGTGCGTGATTATCGTAATACAGCAGGTCATTGATGAGGGACACTCCTGCCTGGATCTGGGCTCCTGATGCTGGATCAAACCACATCCCAGCTTCGCCAGTCTTTAGCTCGTCCAGAATTTCACGCCCGTCCAGGGACTTAGCCTTGCATGCCCTAGGGTCAATCAATCGAATGAAGATTTCTTCACCATCCTCCTTCTCAAGGATTAGTTTTTTATACCAATTGATCGAGTTTCCACCTCCGCCAGCCCTTTGTGCAGGGCCTGGGGAACCATCGGGTTTTTCGCTGGGGATAGCCCACTCTCCCATCGTTGCATCGGGCCATTCTCTGTAGATATAGAGAACGTCATCGACTGATTTTCCCCATAGCATGAACCAATTTCTTGAACCCGCTGGGTCAACCACCATAAACGTCTTCCCGCCCTTCGGAATTTGCTGCTTGTCTATGATGTGACCGTCCCCGAAGCGAGGGAATGCATTGCCTATAGCACTCTCAGTCCACCCATAGGCCCTGATCTTAATCTCGTTGGTGTGCTGCCCCTGAAGCCTTTGCTTGAGTTGCTCATAGGGGTTATATGGGTTCCATTTGGTGTGAAACCAGATGCATGCTGATTGCTCATTCCTGCATCGCATGCGGTAGGGCATTTTACCTGGAGGCCCTGCTGGCACATTAACCCCAGGCAGTAGCTCTGAATCTGCCCATTCGATAACCTCGCCACCACTCACAAACTCCTTTACCACTGGAGTCATGCCTTCGACAGGGGTAAAGGAAACAAGCATCTTTCCAGCCCTGGTCACTAGACGGAATTTGAGGGTATCGAGCAGGTTTTTAGGGATCAACTCATCGGCCCAACATAGATCAATCTCTAACCCCTCAAAGGCCCTAGCATCCTGGCTATAATGCATAAACCAGCACTGAGATCCGTTGGGCAGGATAAACGTATTATCGCTAAACCCGTTTTTCTGGCTATAAGAGATATTCTCAACCTCCTTACGGATCTTCCGACCTTTGAGATTGATCGGAAGATATTTGTAAATCACAGGTTGCTGGGTCTGAAGCGATGACTGGTGTGTAGTATGCATGCAGACAACCCTAGACTTAGGGTTGTTCATCAGGTGTTTAACTACATGTTTTGCACAGTATTCAGTCTTACCACTTCGATTGCCACCGCTTACCAGGACATTTGAGTGTTCTTGAAGCAACGCATCAGCCTCCGCCCAGTGCGGTGGCTCATATCCGTTGCTGTAGGGATCATCATTCTCCAGACGGAGCTTCTCGCCCCTGGCCTGCATGATCTCCCTGAACTGGGCCTCTCCCTCTGGGGTAGAGCATGCGACCTCAACCTGCTCCCTGGTGGGCAGCGGGTAAACAGGATGAGGTCTGAAAGCCCATTCCTCCCACATTATTCAGCAGGAGTCACAGGTTGCTCTGTGGTTTCATCAGTAGGTTGTGGCGGGAGCGCATCACCGAAAACCTCTTCAACGAGTTTGTTATCATTGATGTTGGTTTCGTTGATATCCATTTCGGAATATTCCTCACCAATCGTGATCGTGCTGAGATCAACACTCTGATAGCTCTCAGGCATTGGTCTGGGAGCCAGGTCACGATGGTAAATCTGCCGTTTGAGTTGGGTATACCAGTCATTAGCCTCCGCCCAGGTTTTCATCAGTGATTCAGCCTGTGAATTGAGTTCATCTGGCGTTAGGCAGGGTTCTAGCTCAAAACACTTGTCAATGTAGGCAGAGGTATTGGTCTCTGTGTTGGTGGCGGATAGTCCGAAGACCACACACTTAACGTGATCTGCGTTTTGATGTGAGCGGCAATTTAATTGCGGCTCGAATCGTGCGATATTGTATTTAATCATTTTCGTTGGGTTTTTTTGCGTTGGCTCTTCTGCCGCAGGGTTCTGTAGAGGTATCCAGGGCAGCAAATGTTTTTTACAGAGACATCCGACACATCGAGTGCCTCTGTGATATCTGAGTAGGTTGCTCCTTTACTTCGCATCATCTCGATCTCCCAATTAATCTCTGCGGGTAATCGATGCGACTTGCGTTTGTCAGGCAATGGCTCCAGGTGGTCCTCCAGGGCCTTGTTCGGAACCCCTGCCTTCCATAATCGATAGTAAATAAACCGAATAGGGGATCGAGGGATTAGGAACCATTCCATCTGCATCATGCACTCGTTGAGAACAGTGTGAATGATCGCCTCATCGACACAGTCCCCAGGGAAAGATGAATACAATTCCAGTTTATGAGGGCATCCAGTCTGTAAATCATGCAGACGATCCATCGGGTCCCTCTCAGTCATCCCCACTTTGTAAAAATGAGTGCCAGTCATGTGCAGGATGTAGATCATTTCACCCTAGGCTGGCTCTTGCGCCACTGAGGGGGAGGGATGGCAATGGCAATATAATTGCCCCCCATTTGCTTGTAGGTGATAGGGCAGCGATTGCCCCAGATATTGGGCCGATACAGGCTGGAATCTCTGACCCTAACGATAATCTCG